TTAGGATTCATGCAAACATCTAAAGCAAAGTTAGGACCTGGTAAAGAGACAGTATTAACAATGTTGAGCAACTGAGTCTTAGCAGTACCATTTAAATTGACGATACCACTATCAATATAAGTTGGGCACCATCCAACACATATGCCCCCAACTTTTGTAGGAGATCCATTTACAACGATTCTTATACGCATGTTACCTCTAAATAAATGGAAATTAGCGATTTTAGGTGCTATAAAAGGATCTGTCATGTAAGTAGTAAGGGCACTAATCGCAACGAACAGGTCAGTATTGTCTAACCATTCCGTAGTGGATATAATGAGAGGCCTCTGGAGGAAAGCGCCCATATCACTGGCTGGAGCATTCTTGATGGTCATGGTATTTACTTTCACAGCTGATGGAGTCTCAGTTGTATCGGTATTGTCCACAAAGGTGATAACTCCTTGATCTTTCTCAATATCTACATCACCTGGAAAGGCACCAGATATGGGTGTAAGTGGTTCTGACAATACAGGTAAATCCACGCTGGGCTCCGAGGGGAGGTCTCCAAAATATAAATACTTATGGAGATCATCTCCCTCAAGTAGCTCAATGCGTTGGCTTCCCTGATTCTCTAAGTAATCATTTACTGACTCATAAAATTCCTTTAAAAATAAAAACAATTTTGGGTCAAAGTCAGACACGAACTCATATTTTGCGATCTCCATCATAGCAGATCTGCAGACATCAGCGGCCCAGAGCACATCTGGTAAAGCAGTAGCAGGGGAACGCCAAGTGAGCATTCGGACTACTGACTCTGGCTTGAGAGGTGCAATAAATCTGGTACCATAATTAGTCTGGACTTTCCTGAAAGACCTACCAAGAAGTTCAGCTTCATCCAAGGTAACAAAATCAGGCATGATGAGTTTCTTATTAGCATCTGTATACGTCATGCACACTGCCTTCAGCTCAGATGCTATTCTATTCTGGTTAAACCACTCTAATTGAGTGTCAAACAAAGAGTCGTCTCCATAAGTGACAAGATCAACATGATCATCAAATCTAATGAGTGCTGGGTCGGGTCCCAGTTTTAAATACTCATCAGATGCAAAGAAAACATATCTATGCAACAATTGGTTGGCTATAATGTTTACGAGTGTTGTGAGAGGATGACCAGAAGGATTAGTTCCAGCCAAATCAACTACATCTCCTTTAACCATAACCCTAGGGTTGCATGAATCATTTATGAAAGAATTAAATAAGGGAGCATCAGGATCTTGCTTCATGAGCATTATCATGATTTTGAACGATGTCTTCATGATGTTACTACTAAGAGTTTTATCAAATTCCTTAAAATCTCCTGCACCAAGACTATGTTTGAGGTTCTTGCCTAACGAGTCCCAGTCTAATGTGTTGTGATTGATACCATAGACATGTTCTCCACCCTCTAAAGGCTTAGCACTCTGTTTGAATTTCACGATGAAACGCCCAAAGTATTGTCGCACCAAGATGGTGTAAATCATTGGACATCCTGTGAATATTCGGAGTTTGCCAGCAGCAGCTTTCTCAAAAGAGATAACTGCATCCTTGAAGGTGCCAGAAAACACTGGTCTTAGTAAGAGACCTCTTTGTATGTCCGATAGACAAGTATCATAAGCTTTCTGATCCTCTTCATTGAGTCGCCAAGTCATATCCGCATTTTGCACAAGCCTAGATGATTTTGGTCCCACATATGGGAAACCCACAGAAGTGCTGAACATCAATGGCTCTAAACCATCATTGCCATTAATAGCTTCATGCAAAGAGAGAGGCGAGTAGTCCCCATCGGCCAATGATGTTTTAGTATCATAGGACAAAAGAAGATCATCCACAGCTCTATCTAATATGGACATCCTTAGAGCAACTTTTTGTTTCTTCATGCCTTTGATGGCATTAGACACTGGTGCTCTACTAGAGTCTCGTACTCCATCAGTGACTGGTGTTCTACCATTTGGTGCAACCCAACGATCAGGTTGTAATCCTAATTTCTGGGCTTTATCAAAGAAAGGTGAAGGCCTACACTTAGTCTTAAAAGCAGGAACTGCTCGTAAAGAGTATAAAGGCTCATGATATCCATCATTGAAATTCCACGACGAATTATCATAAAAAGGGACTACACCAGATATAGGACTTGGTAAAGCTTCAGAAAAGACAAAGGGCGATTGACAATGATCTAAGATCCACTTACTATCAATAGGTGTGAAAAACGTCATATTATCAGCAGCAGAAGTAGCATTGACAATGCCAGCAATAGCCTGGCCTGGTCCTGTATTGGAATGTATTGTAACAATAGAACCACAAGAACCAGGGTAACCAGTTATACCTCTAATGGCACTAACAGGCCACAATCTATCACCA